AAAGAAAAAGAATAGCCGAGGGTTCTGGAGAGAAAATGAGAAAGAAAGGTGCTAAAGGCGCACCAACTGATAAAGCCTTTAAGAAAGCTAAAAAGACAGCTAAAAAAACAAAAAAGAAAAGGAGTAAGTAATGCCAAAAGGAAAAGGAACTTATAATTCTAAAGTAGGAAGACCGCCTAAAAAAAACAAAAAGAAAATGGATAAGAAAAAGAAAAAGAAATGAGTCAACCAGCCTCTAATCCGTTTGTAGAGTTCTTAAAAAAATATAAAGATAATCCTGTTTTGTTTTGCCAGAATGTTTTAGGTGTTGAGCCTGACGAATGGCAAAAAGAATTGATGCAAGCTATCGCTGATGGTGAAAGAAAAATATCAGTACGTTCAGCTCATGGAGTAGGTAAATCTTCCGTAGCTTCGTGGATAATGTTACACACTTTGCTAACCAATTATGACTGTAAGGTTATTGTTACTGCTCCAACTAGCTCACAACTTTTTGATGCTCTCTTTGCAGAGCTATCACGTTGGATAAAAGAAATGCCACAGAGCTTACAAGACTTGGTTGATGTTAAATCAGATAGGGTTGTTTTAAAAGCTAGACCGAATGAAGTATTTATATCAGCCAGAACCTCTAGGAGAGAGACCCCAGAGGCTCTCGCTGGGGTTCACTCGACTGGTAAGGTGATGTTAGTCGTTGACGAAGCGTCTGGTGTTCCAGAGGAAGTATTTGAAAGTGCAGCTGGCTCTATGTCTGGCGATAATGTGCATACAATTTTATTAGGTAATCCAACTAGAAATTCTGGGCTGTTTTATGATACTCACCATAGGCTATCTGGTTCATGGAACACCTTCCATATTTCAGCCTATGATAGCCCAAGAGTTTCAAAAGAATTTATAGAGGAAATGGCTTTAAGATATGGTGAAGATAGCCCAGCCTTTTCAGTTAGAGTTAAAGGTGAGTTTGCAGAGGAAGCGGATGATGGAGTTATATCCATAGGGCTTGTTAGTTCAGCTATCAATAGAGATGTTCCAATAGATAATACTCAAGATACTTACTGGGCTTTAGACGTTGCCAGACATGGTGATGATAGCTCAGTTTTAGTTAAGCGTAGAGGCAATGTTATCTTTGATATAAAAACATTTAAGAAGCTAAACTTAATGGAATTAACTGGGCGTATAAATGCTGAGAATGATAGTACAGAGCCGCATTTACGCCCTGTTGAGGTTTATGTTGATAGTATAGGAATGGGGTACGGAGTCATAGACGCTCTCAATGGGGTTGGTCGTTTATCAGCGGTAGGAATCAATGTAGCTGAGACTGCTAGTATGTCTGGAACGTATATGAATCTTAGAGCTGAGTTATGGTTTAAATTTAAAGCGTTCTTAGAGGAGGGCTTATGTAAGATTCCAAACCATGAAGGAATGATAGCTGACCTTGTATCTCCTAAGTATAAATTTACTGCTGGAGGGAAGATACAGCTTGAGAGTAAAGAACAAATTAAAAAGAGACTAGGTAGGTCTCCAGATGTTGCTGACGCTCTGGTGCTTCTTATGGCTGGTGATTTAATAGCGGTAAAAAAGAGTTCTGGCTGGCAAAGAAATTGGAAAGAGCCTTTAATTCGCTCCGTAAAAGGTGTAGTATAAAGAAAAAATATTTTCCTAGTTAATTCTTAATCTCTAATCCATCTTCTTTCCCAAGAGATTTTGTTTTTAACTAGGTTTTTTTTCGACAAAAAAATAAGGACAACTTGCGTTGCCCTTATCCTAACTAAAATGATATTAACACTATGAAATATTAACTCTCTAAATCTAGTTTATTTTATCCTCTAAGTCAACATTATTATCCGCATCTATTTTTAATTTTATAGCTGATAGAATTATGGACTGTAACACCAGTAATGATTTCTTTTCTGGGAACGTAAGCATCATAGATTTAAACAAGTTATCTAACGAGTAAGTAATAAAAAGCTGTGCTTCTTTTTCCCCCATAGACTCGTACTTTTCGTCTAATGCCATCCAATCTTTTTGTATTTCTTCCTGTAATTTATCTGTCATTTATCCATCCTCTTTTTTAATCGTGTTGTTAGCTTGTTAATAACTTTTTTAGTATCGTTACTATGCTCCGAGCCAGAAGCCGATACCATCTTCCTCTGCTCTCTTTTAAAATATTCTAATAATATCTCCGCATCCTTATCTTTAAGAGTTAAACTAATCGCCATGAAACCAACCCTCTCTATCAGCTCTATCGTCTATCTCTTTAACCTTTGCTTCTTGGTATTGTTTAAAGCCTTGAGTATCTAAAAATAATCTCCTTCTCCTGTTCGTTTCATATTCAAACCAATCAAAACCACCGCCAGAATGTTTCTTATATAACCTTCTCTCCATCTCGTGAAACTTCTCCATCTTAAACCTCTTGTTTTATAGTTAAATTTTCTTCGTAATCTCTTATAGCTTCCTCGTTCATAATCAATCTTTTTATAGTGTTATGACTGGCTGGTGTTTTATCCTTCCCAAACCTCTCAATACACTCAGACTGAATACCTCTTAATGAAACCTTACCTCTCAAGCTGTAAATAAATTCAAAGACTTCATCTCTATAATCTAACTTAACAATGGTTGATGCCTTACCCTCACCAACTCTCTTGTAACCCCAGTTAGGCTCTCCCCCTATGTAGCCTTTTGTTTTTTCGTCTAGGTGATACAATCCACGCTTTGAATCCTTACCTCTCCTGACGTTCTTTTTAATCTGGCTTGCCATGTACTCAGAAAAAACAGCGGTCATAGATACCTCTAGTTTCTTTTGTGCATTAACCCCTAAAGTAATGTTACCAGTATTAGCACAAAAGATATTTATACCCTTAGTTTTACAGTCGTATAAAAAACTTTCTAAGACTCTGTTATCCCTTGCCAACCTATCAACACTAGAAATAAAAATACAATCTCCTTCGTCTAGTGTGTTTAGGTTCTTGCCTTGCGGTCTATCCTTAAACTCCGTTAATCCAGATACGCCTATGTCCGAAATATCCTCAGTAATTCTTAGCCCTTCTGGCAGCTCCTGTTTATCCTGTAAAACTAACAGCGTATGATTGTTAATCTCCTGTTGAGTCTTAGGGCTTTGGTTGTCTGCTTGTGACTCACTACTCACCCTTATATAACTAATTAATCTCATGGTTCTGCTCCTTCTCTTGCTTCCATTCTAACTTGAGCTGGTCTATCCATTTTTGATAGCCAGATAACTTACCTTGATATAAATATTTTAACCGCATTATTCAGTCTCCATTATTTTAGTTTTTGTAGCTTCCAATAATCTATCAAAAGCATTTACTTCTATTTCTCCAGAATGATTTATTAAATTGCCCTTGTTTAGTAGAGACAAGAGCAATAATAAATCGCTTTTATTCACAATAGTTTTGTTACAGTTCATGTTGAATCTCCTTTCCTATAACTAAGGATAATTGATTCGTGTTCACTTGTCCAAACCTATTGACCAATGTTTTCATTGTCAATTTGATTAGTAAGTTTAAAATCATTATAAGTTTCAAAGGTAACAAAAGGCTCATTTTCCTCGTCATTAAAATTTTCGTAGCCTAACTCATAGTGTAACATATAATCATCATCAGTTCGCCATTGACCAGTTCTATAACAAACAATAACCCCTAGCTCTAAAGAATCTTTGATTTTAAAATAAAGATAAAAAATATCTGTCTGGTCATTTTTACGATTCCAATACTCTTTGATAATATCAGCACCATCCCTATTCCTATATAATGTTTGATAATAAAAAGGGTAAAGGTGAGAAAACATTCTCGTAAAATCCTCTATTTTTATCCAGTTATTAATAGCTCCAAAAAATTTTGATTGGTTAAATATTAATTCCAACTCAACCATTTTTTCAATAGCATCACACATATTTTTATATTCAATTTTATTCATTATTCTTCTCCTATTAATTTTGCATCTTGTGTAAAATAATCTCGGTGAAGAATATCTTGATTGTATTTTTCAGGATAATCTGTGCCACCATAATTCTCTACTAAGGTATATGCTTTTTGTTCTGCATCTTGTTTATTATCTGCATCAACTTCTATTGATAACCCTTCTTCAAAATTAATTGCTACTCTATATTTAGCCATTATTTTACCCCCTCAATTAACATAGTTTTTTCAGCATCATCCTTGCCATGAACTAACTCCCAGATAATTTCTTCTAGGTGTTCTGGCTCGTTTAGTGTTGAAAATAATTTATTAAAATCTTTCTTATCTTCAAAATGGTTAACGCCAAGAGAATTGCTATAAGAAAAACCATCAAGCCTTAACTTGTCATCACCTTGATAATCAACTTGAAAAGCTATCTCCTTATCAACCAAAACCCAGCAAGTAAAACCCTCAGTAAAACCATCTCTAACATCATGTAAGTTGACGTTATTAACTGTTACCTCGATAGGGTCTTTTCCTTTGTATCTGTAACTTTTATATGTATTCATAGTATCTTCCTTTTTTAGTTAGACTTTATTGTCTAGGACTAGGGAAAATAAATCCCTAGTTTCGGTTACTTAAACCTCATCAGCTAGACTGTAAATTGTGTATTGTCCTCCATATTCAACATCATATTCAAAGTTATCTAATAGATTATCCCAGCCTTTTATTAAAGGGGTCTGGTAGCTATCATCTATATAATCCCAGAGCATACCATCACTAGCATTTAAGCCTATGTTGTTCTCCTTCTCATCAATCCAAGCTGAAAAGTATTTATACTCTTTGTTGGTATTAAGATTCTTAGTTCCAATACTAACCAAATTATCCCTATAACCTTCTGGATGATAACTGTTAATGAGGGGTATTTCCTCACCAGCAGTACAAACCTTGCGACAGAATGTAGAAACTTTAGAAACTAAAATCTCAAAGGCTGGATATAATTCGTGGTCTTTGTTTATATCTGAATGAAAAATCATTACACATCCTCCCTAGTTAGAGCTTCTAAAATTAAAGCTAATTTTCTACGTCTCTCCAGCTCATCATGGTCAAAGTCTCCAACCTCGATAGTTGCCGTAGCCATCCAGATTCCAAGAGCTATAACTCCTAGTGCTGTTAATCCAAATAATATATTTAATATAATCATAGTATCTTCCTTTTTTAGTTAGACTTTATTGCCTAAGACTAGGGAAAATAAATCCCCTAGTTTCGGATATTAAATCCTCGTCAGTTAAGCTGATATGTAGTAAAAATCATTCCTCAGTAATTGAATTTTAGAAGCTCTGATAATATGTTTTAGCTTTGCCCTGTAGTAGTAAGCTAATTTTTCTTGTGCTTCCTCTGGTGATTTTATACTTTCAAAGCTCTCTCTGATTGCTCCAGAATCTTCATCAGCTTGATTTTTATAATAATCATCAAGGTATACAAATTCATGGCTATCATAATCAGATGCTTTTTGGCATTGAAAGGTAATTTCTTGATTGATTAACTGACCGCCATATTCTTGAAACTCAATCGTATATAAATATTCTATATCGCCATGCTGTTCGGTTGTTATCCTGTAAGCATCATCTTTTAAAATGCCAGCTGTAAGCTCATTAAAATCATAACAAGACTTCTTTAATTTCTCAGCTAGGTCATGACCTGTTTCAGCTGGGTAGCCGTCAGAATGTCTATACACCCAGATTATAGAATCGCCATTTATTAGTTTTATATTTGCTCGTGTACTCATAGTATCTTCCTTTTTTAGTTAGACTTTATTGCCTAAGACTAGGGAAAATAAATCCCCTAGTTTCGGATATTAAATCCTCGTCAGTTAGGCTGACCTTGTAATTAGAGCAACAGTCTCAAATTTTACTGGCTCTTGTTTAACCTCCTCCGCTGGCTCTGGTTTAGCTATCTTGAGGCTGGTGTTATCCAGAAAGAATTGACTCGCCTTGCTGGCTTTATTCATAGCCTTGATGATGGTTCTAGGGTCGTCTTTTAAGGCATCATTCCAGCTTTTAATATAGCTTGTATGATTGAGTGCTGGCGTTGGTTCTAGCCCAGTATGACCAGAAATAAACACCGCTGTAAGCTCTGCAATGAGTTCCTCAAAAGCATAATTTTCGTTACCAAATTTATTGCCTAGCGGTCTATTTAATCTGGACTCATGACCAGTTGAATGACCTATCTCATGAAATAAAGTTGAAAAATAGTTCTGCTCTGCCGTTGCATCCTTAGTATCAATAAAATCGGCAAGGGCTGGCATACCTAT